GTTGTTTCCGAGCTACTAGGCATCGCCGAGCGCATGCGCGCTGTTATCGTAGCGGACGGCCCAAATACCACAGACGATGCCGCCCAGCAGTACGCCAATGATTTTGGCAGTTCCCGTGTTTATTTGGTCGATCCCTGGGTAATGGTCATCAAATCGGATGGCAGCTACAAAGCTGAGCCCGGATCCGCACGCACGGCCGGCATTATCGCCAAGATCGATAACGATCTGGGCTTCTGGTGGTCTCCATCAAACAAACCGATGAACGGCATCGTTGGCACAGCGCGCCCGGTGGATTTCAAACTGGGTGATGCAAACTCACGCGCCAACCTGCTGAACGAAGGCGGTATTGCCACCATCATTCGCCAAGACGGCTATCGTTTGTGGGGCAACCGCTCCCTGACCGATGACACCAAGTGGATGTTCCTGTCTGTCCGCCGCACCGCAGACATGATCAACGACAGCATTCAGCGTGCTCACCTCTGGGCGGTTGATCGCAACATCACAAAAACCTACGTGGAAGACGTGACCGATGGAGTGAACGCTTACATCGCTAATCTGGTTGCTCAAGGCGCCCTGCTTGGTGGTCGATGCTGGCCAGACCCAGGCCTGAACAGCCCGGCAAACATCCAGCAAGGCAAGGTGTTCTTCAACTTTGAATTTACGCCGCCTTACCCCGCCGAGCACATTACATTCCGTTCCATGCTGGTAAACGACTACATCTCAGAGGTGTTTGAATAATGGCTGCTCGCGACGTACTCAAGAACATCAACCTGTTTGTCGATGGTCGCGGCTATGCCGGCCAGCTGCAGGACTACACCCCGCCAGTTCTGACGGTTCAAACCGAAGACTGGCGGGGTGGCGGAATGGACGCTGCCGAAGCCATGGACATGGGCATGGAGCCGTTAGAAAGCAGCTTCAACCTGATCTCTTACGATCGTGACATTCTCTCGCAATTTGGCGTAGCTGAAGGCAATGAAATTCCGTTCACGGCCCGCGGCGCTCTGGAGTCCGTGGACGGCACTGTTAAATCGGTGGTCCACAAGATGCGCGGCAAGATCACGGTGATCGACTCTGGCACCTGGCAGCCGGGCCAAATGGCGCCCATGGCCGTCACTGTCCGCCTGAACTACTACAGCCTAGAGCACGACGGCCAGCTGGTGCACGAAATCGATGTGCGCAACATGGTTCGCACAATTAACGGCACTGACCGGCTGGCGGAAATCCGCTCGGCTCTGGGAATTTAACCGCGCAGGCCACCACCCAACACTGGAAAACGATACCCATGTCTGAGAAAAAAAATCCCGATTACCTGACGGAAACCAGCGACGGCTTCTTGATCGATCTGGCTACGCCCATCGACATCGATGGAGCCCAAGCAAGCCAGGTCAACATGCGAGAGCCGACCGTGCAGGATCAGCTGGATGTGCAGGCCATCAAGGCCAGTGAGGCTCACCGGGAAGTGACGCTGATGGCCAACCTCTGCAGCCTGGCGCCGGATCAAATCAAAGCCATGACGATGCGCAACTATCGACGGCTACAAGGCGCCCTTGAGGTTTTTACCGAGTAAGAGCTGAAGACCTACGAAGCGGCGTGTTGGCTCTCGCGTCCCACACCGGCTGGTCGCTGGCGGACATCACCGCATTAAGAACCGGCCAATTATTTTGGTGGCTAGACGGACTACCCAAAAACGATGGCAAATAAGCGGCTTAATGCAAAGATTACCATCGGCGGGGGCGTTGGCCGCACCCTGACAAAAGGCCTGACTTCGACGACGGCCAGGCTCGGCGAGGTGGGCGAATCCATCCGCACCGTAGAGCGCCGGCAGAAGACCCTCGGAAAATCCATTGGCACCTTTGGGCGTATGGGTAAAAACGTCGATGGTCTTCGCCGTGAATACGGACAGCTAACCGGGCAAATGGAAAGGCTCCGCCGGACGCAAGAGCAGCTTTTAAGGGTCGAAAGAGCCCGGGCCAGGGTATCTGGTTCCTACTCAAACTTCACAGGAGAAGTTGGCAAGTCGGTTCGCACTCTTCGCACCGCTTCGATTGCGGCTATCGGTGTTGGCGGGTCCATGGTCGCCCTCACTAGCAAGGTTGCCACAGCGGGCGATGAAGTTGCAAAAACCAGTCGCGCCATCGGCTTTAACGCCCAGTCTTTCCAAAAATATCAATTTGCAGCCGAGCGCGTAGGCGTTGCCCAGGGCACGTTTAACCAGTCGCTAACAGCATTCGGCAAGCGGCTAGGCGAACTAAAAACCCGCGGCAGTGGCGCGCTGGCCACTCAGCTCAAAGAAATGAACCCCGCACTGTACGAGACTCTAAAAGCAACGGAATCCACAGAAGCGGCTTTTGAGATCTACATTCAGGCGATGCGCGAGTCTACCGACGCTTCCGAGCGCAACGCGATGGCCTCCGCGGCATTCAGCCGTGCCGGCCTAAAAATGGGCCTGATCGCACAAACCTCGTCTGAGGAAATCGAGCGCCTTAAAGAGCGGGCCGAAGAGTTGGGTTACGTGCTGGGCGATAAAGACCTGGCAGCTGCCGAGAAATTCACGGATGAAATGACCAACATGCAGACAGCACTCGGTGGCGTAGGGCGCTTGGTTGGCGCGGAGCTGATGCCGGTGTTGTCGAAGTTCTTTAATCGCTTTACCGCCTTTGTGATCGAAAACCGCGAAAGCATTTCCGTTTGGGCAAAAACTATCGCTGAGAAAACAGAAGCGGCCCTGCCCTCAATCATCAAAGCGGCTACAGGTATTGGTCAAGCGTTAATGGCCGCGGGGCGGTTGACCGGCAAGCTGGCGACCCTCGTGGGCGGTTTCGATAATCTGGCCATTATTATGGTCGGGCTGAAATTCGCTCCTTTAATTATCAGCTCAATAAAGCTGGTAGGCGCATTGGGATCGATGGCAACAGCTATGCCTATGGTGGCGGCGGGTATCAAGGCCGTTGGTCTTGCCCTAACCACCAACCCGATCGGCATCATAGTGATGGCAATCGCCGGCGCGGCGTTTCTGATTTACAAATACTGGGAGCCCATAAAAGGTTTTTTCTTGGGCCTTTGGGAAGGCGTAAAAGGTATTTTCAGTAGCGCAATGGACGGCGTAAAAGCAGTTCTTTCATGGACGCCGTTAGGCCTGATCATAAACAACTGGAGCGCGATCACCGGGTTTTTCAGTAACATCTGGTCCGGCATTAAAGGCCTGGCAGGCGCCGCCATTGATGGCATAAAGAGCATTCTCAGCTGGACGCCCCTCGGTTTAATTGTTGACAACTGGAGCGGTATCACCGATTTCATCGGCGGGCTATGGGATAACGTCACTAACATGACAAAGAAAGCTGTGGACTGGGTGAGCAGCAAACTTGAGTGGGTTGGTAAGACGGCCAAAAAGGTGACAAGTTTCTTTGGCTTTGGGGACTCGGCTGACGAACCGGCAGAAAGCGAGCAAGTCACAACCCAGACATCGCGCTGGCGGACACCTGGCGCTGTCATTGCAAGAGCGGAAGCCCCGCGACCCGTCGTTCAGCCAGTGCGGGCCCGCGAGGCTGCTGCGTCGCAAAGCACCACAAACAACCGAACCAGCAATCAGCGTGGCGGAGACACCTTTCAGATCACCATCAGTCAAAATGTCGGTGAAGATCCCGAAACCCTCGCTAGACGAGTCGCCCGTCTCATTCAGCAGCAGCGCAGAGAGGCCGAATCTGGCGCGCTTTATGACCAGCCCGCAGGAGCCTGAACATGGCAGACGTAATGATGAAGCTCGGCAGGTTCACGTTTAGCGTAGACACTGCCGCATACCAGGAGCTTTCTCGAAGTAGTGAATACCGCTGGGCCTCACAGGATCGTATTGGCCAGCGTCCAGCGCTTCAAGCTGTCGGCCCTGGCGCTGAAACCATTAACCTCAGCGGGGCTGTCTATCCTGCCCATAGAGCGGGTACGGCCCAGCTCAACGACATGAGGGAAGAAGCAGGCCGTATGCAGCCTCTGATCCTCGTAGACGGCCGTGGCTTTGTGCATGGTCGCTGGGTTATAGAGCGAGTTGAAGAGGGTCAATCTACTTTTGCGCGCGCCGGGGCACCGCTGAAGCAGACCTTCAGGCTGCAGCTAAGGAAGTACGACGATGGCATTTAAATACACGACAAAGGCCGGTGACACCGTTGATTACATAGCGTGGCGACATTACGGCAGGCAAGACGGCCATATTGTTGAGCTGCTTCTGACAGCCAACCCTGGGCTGGCGGATAATGGCCCACTACTTCCATCTGGGTTCACCGTCAACTTGCCTGCCATGCCAGAGCCAGAAAAGCAGAACGGGTTACGCTTGTGGGATTAACGCCGGCATTCCGAATTACCGCTAATAGCAGCGACATTACCGCCCTGATTCGTGAGCGCTTCCGATCGCTGACCATTAACGACAGCGCCGGCATTAAATCTGACAGTCTTTCCATCACGCTGGCGGACAACAACCCGCTCCAGCCAATATCAATACCCAATACTGGCGCAGAGCTTGAAGTGTGGATTGGCTACGA